TCAGGATTAAACGCCTTTACTGCATTCTTAGCATCTTCCATTCTATCTTGCAATTCACCTGCTCTTTTGGCTGCAGTTAAAAATGCTTTACTGCCCGGCTCTAAACTTGCAAGTTCATTTGTCAAAGACCTTAATTCAGCCTTCAACGATTTAACCGATGCAGCAGAATTACCTGTTTTTATTTCGGTTTCAAATATTACTTTTTCGGTTTCCATTATACGTTATACCATTTAGTTCCATCTGTGAAAAATGTGTGACCTGTTTTAGCTGCTAATGTTACATCTGTTCCATTCGTTGCATCTATTACTTTTTTACCTCCACCATCATCATTAAATATTAATATCTGAATTGATTTATTACTTGCAAAATCATATCCACTTTGAGGACTTGGAAGATAAACATCAGCATAGATAACTACATTTTGAGTTATTGCAGTTAAATATTTTACTCCTGTTGCATTATCAACAAATCCTATTAATTGGTCTTGATAAAATTGATATTTAGGATTGTTATAATACATAAGAGCAGGAAGAATTTCTCCATCACCAAATGTTCCTATGCCACCATTTGAAGTCCCTTGTGTTATAGTTGGTGTTGGGGCAAGTTTAAGTTTTAAAAATTCACATCTTGCAGGTTCATCAGAATTCAAATCTGTATCTACTTTGTAAAGTCTATAGTATTGCCTATCAATTAAATAATAATCTCTAAAAGATAAGTTCTGAAGTTCAACATTTGAAAGATGAACTGAGCATTTAAGTATCTTAGAATCCTTATCTGTTATCTCTTTAATTGTTTTCTCCCAATAATTTTTATAAAGATTTCCATTAGTTGTATTTGGTATGATTCCAATGCCATAATAAACTGCTTCGCTAACATTCCAATTCAAATCAAATGTTGGATTATATGGATTATCTAAATGACCTGCATAGGCAAATGAAGTTAATGATGTTGTAGGTGGTCTTCTTCTATCATCAGTTAAATAATAACTAAATCTATCTGTATCAAATAACCCTCCATAGTATAGTATTCTTGGTTTTGCTGCAGTTATTTTTAAAGTCCCATCATCATTAAAAAATCTAATCTTAGTTATGATCCTATTATTATTTTCAAAAGAACCTAAAGGGGAAGGAGCAAAAGGAAGTTCAATATTTTTCTTTTCAACTAAAAAATCATTTGAAACAGTTAACCTTTTAAATCCATATTCATTTTTAAACTGCTCATTATATTTTTTATTTAATTCATCTTCATCTTTCTGAGTATGGAATTCTAATGATTTAAAATCTAAAGCACCCATAGGTACTAAGCTAACATCTTGTGAAGTATCTATCTTGTTTGTTAAGTCAATTACATTTAAAGTATAAAAGTCATCTCTTGGCTCTATAATAAGTTTCTTGTCATCTATCTTATCTGGTTCAAAATAAAGATTAAACATTTTAATTAATGCCTTCATAAAATCAGATTGCTTTAAATCTTTTGGTAGTATTGTGCTTATATCAATATTAGACCCAAAATTATATTCTCCTTCGGGACTATTAAAAAAAGCAGAACCTGCTCTAAATTTTAACTGAGATAAAAAATTGAACTGCATAAATTCAACCCATACTTTATCCCCTGCGTTTAAATAACCTAATGGAGATTGAATAGAAACTTCAAATTCTAATTCATCGTTTGTATTGACAGGAGCAGGATAATAAAAATTCGGTTGCGTTGTTGATATTGCATATATAGAAGTTCCATTATCAACCATTATTCTAAAAGATAATTGAGCAGGATAATCAACTGCACTAAAGCCTCCTGTATATTTACCTGTTAATTTTAATTCTGCTCTAAAAATATATTGACCAAAATAATTTGTTGGTACAGTCCATTTAGCCATTGATATTCCTGTAGGTGATGAATCTTGAGTTACATGATTAAAATCTACTAAAGACCAAACATATCCACTAAAAGGAATAAATGAAGTATCAGTATCATAGTCAATTTCAAAAGTTCTTTCAGTTACTTGGGCAGCAGTTTTTCTAAATCCATCTGAAGTATAAGGAATAATTAATCTTTTGAATCTATCTGTATTAAAAAATGTACTTGTATATCTGTAACCTGATCCACTAAAGATTGCATCTACAATACTCTTTACATAAACGCAAGGATAAGTTTGGTCTGCATAATATATTTGCTCTTTTACATCAAACCCTCTATCAATTAATGGATAAACATAACCTTCGCCAACTGTGTTTGTCCATGAATTTTGAATATTAGCCAATGTCCAATCATGATTCCAATGAGAAAGGTCTACTTCACTTAACATTTTATCTCCTAAATCTTGAAATAGGTTTGCATTCCTACCTATTATAACTACGCTATAAGCTACATTTCGTTCATCAAGTATGTTTATATCGGTCAATTGAAGATATCCTTTTAACTGAGGTATGCCATCATGGTATAAAATGCAGTCTGCTTTTAAGTTTGGATTAAAATCTGTGTTGAAATTGGTAGTAGTTGCATTAATTATTGAATGATTAATATCAAATATGTTTGAGAATATCTGATTATTATTCTGTGTGCCGGGTATCTTGATAGATTTAGTGAATTCTGATTGTGACTTATCAGGTTCATTTAAATCTTTTATCTCTTTGGTTAATGGTAATGGCTCATCATCATATAAATCAATATTGAAGAATATACCACTACCATATATCTTTAATTCAGTCCTCATAATGATTGGCGATAATTATTGTATGAGTACTCAAATGTTAATCCTAAGTTATGCAATTGTCTTCCATTCAAATATTTTCTTACCTCATAGTTTGAGTCAGTAATATTAATTGGAATTCTTATTCCGTTTCCTTTATCAAGCAATACGATTGGTGAAGTTAATAAGCCTTGTATCCATTCTGCTTGGTCATCTGTAATCCAATTAGAAGTAACACGAATAGATTCAGTAATCGTTGTATTGTAATTAGTCTTTAATCTATTGTTTACATTATAACCTAATGGAGTAGGCTTTTTAAATTGCTTTCTATCTATGCCATAGTTCTGAATACTTACTTTATCAAAGTTAAATGATTCCCAACCTCCCATATTATTTAACCACATTAAACGATAGATATCATATTTATCAAAGCATGATTCAACAATTACTCTTGTAGTAGTTATTGGGTCACCTCCTATATCGTAAAGGCTAATATCATAGAATCCATTCACTAATATTTGAGATGCAATAGAAGAAAGGTTTGACCATTTGATTCCTAAGTTAAATCCATAATTAGTTCCTGAACTTGTAGTGGTAGTTATAATAGGAGCAGCACCTGTAGTGCTTAAATACATATTAACTACAATCTGATTTGGGTCATAGTAACTTAAGAAAACATCTTGACCATTTTTGATAGTTATATTTTCGGGATTATTTTGTAAGAACCCAATTGTATCAACTGTATAATTCTGAAGAACTGCAGGAGTGAATTCTTCAAAGTCAAATATAGAATTATAAGCATACTTGCTTCCACTTGTTGGATTGCGAGTTAAGTTAGCGTAGATAGTTGGAGTGCTGCCATAGACTTCACCGAACTGAACATAATATGCAGACTTTGAATTTAAATTGGATGCCCATATAGTTGAATAAACATTTTCAATATCATAAGTGATGTAGTTCTTCATCACAGGACTGATATCAATCTTTATTGTATTCACTCCCGGTTGCTTTGGGAATGTTAATCTTGATACTAAAATTCCACTTACATAAACATCTGCCAAGAAATTAAAGTTAGTCTGTCCTGCATTTGTACTGCTGACATTAAATATCATCTGATTGTATGCAGGTTGATTTGTGTTCGGACTGCTGATTACATTTATACTCATAATTTTTTTATTGAAAATTTAATACCTTGCCCTAATGCTATTCTAATTGCCGTACTTAGTTCTTTTGTTCTTTTTGGATTGTTAGCTTTCTCTATGTAGTTCATTGGCTTGATACCTCCTATCTTTGTTGCTACTGCCATTCCTTCTGCTGCTTTTTGAATCATATCCATTCTTGCAGTCTTCTTTTTAGTTTCCTTATTGGTCTTATATAATGATTTCCTTTTGCCTTGATTATTTTTAAAGGTCTTCATTCCTGTCCTTGCTATGTACTCTTTGAAAGATTCAATCATCTTAGGAGGCGTATATAGATTTTTAAACTTATAGTTAGATTGAGGTGCTTTGCTTTTATTATAAACACCTTTTACTCCTTTGTCTACATAATCATAATAGGCAACTTGACTCACAGTTGGAACAATAATAGAATCAGCAGTTGTTTTAGCAGGTTTATTAATGATAGCTTGAGCCAATGTACTTGCTCCTTTTGTTCTTGCTTTCTTGCGTATCTCTTTGCGCATTAACTCTACACCGGTATTGCAGTAATCAATCAGCACTTGTTCAAGAATGTTTTCAGAGGCTTGTGTAAAGTCACTTAATGACTCCCCAAACTTCTGACCTATTGCTCTTAACTTTGCCTCATTAACTGCCATTCCTTTTTGCTCTTTCTATTAATTGTCTATCGTATTCGTTCTTATCTTTGTAAAATGAAACTGTATTTAAAAGTTCAATTACATTCATCTTAAATAGATAGTCCCACTTTGTTCTATCGTTGTTTGTTATGTCGTTGATCGTGGCAATCCAACCCCATTTTTGGTAAAATGTTCCTCCACTTCCTTCAGAGTCTGCCCCGACTTCTCCACCAAATAAGTTAGCATATTGTCGGTTAACATCTGATAATACTTGCAAAAAAAAACCATGATTGGATAGGCATCTTTCATCTTCATTTCGTTAAAGAAAAGGTCTGCTCTTTCTTTGTGAGTATTTCCATCGTATGGTAATTCTTTTAACCAAGTTCTCTCATTAGTTATTGAAGCAAGAATGTTATGTATGTTATTAACGATGTTCTTTTGGTCTTTACAAAAGTGAGTTGCATCAATGTATTGTTCACCGGTCAAATCTTGCTGCCTCCATTTGACTGCCCACTTCTTTCCTCCTAATTTGAATCTCATCTTTACTTTGCCATCCTGTGGAATCACTTCTATTTCATTTAATCCTTTTAATTTTTCAAATAAAATATTAAATGGTAAAGCCTCTACTTCATCTAATGGCATACCACTAATCTCTGAATACAATTTCATGTTTCTCAAAACCAAATCAGGCTCTAAGTCAGCAATCATTTTGCATTGCAAGAATTGTTTAATAGTAAGTTGGTCGTAATTGTCAATCATCTTTTAATATATAAGTTAAGTTTGAATTTGCTAAATGCGAGTAGTCTGATATTTACCACTTGGTCTATTGTTGAGCCTTAAAAGACCTACATATCTCAAAGGGTCAATTAAATGGTTCATTGTATCAATTGGTTTTCCTGTTAGTTTACCTTCTCTATCTGTTTCCCATTGGTAGGCTCTTAGTTCTTTTATTAAATTGGTGCTACGTTTGGTTACGCATAACTCATAACGCTTTAAAATATCTATTCCTATGTTGATTGAGTCAGCACCTTTCAATGCAGGTTGTACATTGAAACCTTGTCTTCTAAGTTCTTCTATTGATTTAGGTTCTGCAGAGTCGCATATGAGTTCTTTACGTTCAAATTGAATTGATTTTAAGAAGTTTCCAATATCATTATTGGTCATGTTAGTTCTATAGAGTAATTCATCAATCCATATCTTGCCTTCAGATTTCCAAACTCCAATCAAAGTTGAAGGGTCATTAGTGAATCCAAAGTCCATGCCATGACTTATTAATTTAGCATCAGCCGGTATTGAATCTACCTGCTGCCAATTATCAAACACAACTCCTTGCAATGATCCTATCTGACCTAACCCGTATACCTTCCACCAATTAGCCCAATAGTTAGATGATTCAGCCTTTACTTTAGCATACTCAATATCATTTATAATTGTCTGTGGTAAAGCTTCGTTATCTTTATATGTAAGTATTAAGTGTTGAGCATCGGGTTCATTAAGCACTTCCGTATGCGCCCAGAATTCATTAGTAGGGTTAAAGTCTAAGTAAATATCTTGACTTGTTCTTATAGCTAATTGATAGTAAGATTCAAATGAGATGTTATTAGCCTCATTGATGTACAGTATGTGTCTTCTTGCACCTCGTAGTTTACTTTCTTGTTCTGCACTAAAAAATTCTATGTACGAACCATTGTGGAATTTATAGGTTAATAATGACCTATTCCAATTTGCATCAATAAATCTTCCTGTCCATTCCATTACTTTTAAGAAGTCTTTCATCGCCCCTCTTCTTAAGTGTGGAATAGTTTCAGATACTATACTTATTTCTAAGTGTGGAGTCTTACAAGCTTTATCAATCAATACAGGAATAATTCCAAAAGTCTTACCTGCACTTGTACCACCTTGAATTACTTTTTTTCTTGCAGATAACTTAAGTATCTTGTTTATCGCGGTTGTTCTTTTGAAACTCATAACTCATCAGGAAACAATGGCATCTCTTTTACTATCATTTCGCTTTTGTCTGTCAAGGAATTTAATCGTTGAGTTATACTTGGATTATAGATGCCTGACATACCTCCTTCAATTTGGTCTGTTCTTACTGCTTTACGGATGCGTGAACAGATGGCTACATAATCTGAGTACCTTTGGTCAAGATTTGAAAAATAATGTCCTAAATCGCTTATAATGCCGTTGTCGTAACACCAACATTCAAATCCATCTATAGTAAGAGGTCTTTCTTTCTTTCTGTTTACCTCATCTCCATCTTTTCCTACGAAGTCTTGGACTAATATAGGTCTTGATTTAGTGTGTTCTCTATACGCTTCAAAATGTTCCCACATTTTTTCAGGTGTTTCTATGTTTTTTGTTCCATGCGGTCGTGCCATTATGTTGTCCTCCAAATTCTA